CCCATCGTTTGTGTTACAGCTTGATCCATCGGTTTGGATGGTTCGTCAGTAGTGTCCGCATCCGGTACTGTCATCTCCTCTCCCATCTGGGGTTCTAATCCCATTTGAGGTTCAGGAGCAATTGTATACAGTTCCAAGATGTCATTCGGATTTCTAAACTGAATGTCATCACCAGCAGCGACAAAAACATTGATAGAGATATCATTATTAATTGTCGAATTCGGAACCGTCAACTCATTGACCACATATACGGCTAGATGTCCGTTGTAATAATCAAATGAGAAGTTATTTAGCGTACCATTATTGTAAGGAACACCAAAGACGTTTCTAGTGACTCCAGTCACGGATGCGTCTCCAGGTGCTCCCACAGCCAAATAAGGTCTGTTAACACCCCACCCAATTTCAACTGTAAAATCTTTCGATTCTGCAATATCAATTATACGGGTGTAGTTTGTGTTATACTCATTGGTAGCTTGTCTGAATGGATCCCAAACTATCTTAATACGGCCTTTATGATAGTTTGATGACACAATCTGAAATCTATACTTCATACTACCCCTCCAATGTTTAAAAGGGACAGCAGCGAAGCATGATGCAGTCATATGCATTTCAGGTGGTGTCGTGATGTTGTTGGCAGCCCATACACATGGATTAACTCCAATTGTAAACAACTGTGATTCAGGCGCCGTGCCAACAGGCCAAGGAAATTGAGTGAGATATGATTCCCTGGTAGCAATGGATGCAATAGTCATTTCATCTGTTGATCCCAAACCGACCGTACGGGGATCAATGCATAACTCTTGTTTAATATCCAAAGACAGTTTTTGACTCGTATCAATAACGTTAGAATTTGTCATGTTGCCGGCGAAAGTCGGCTTAAATGACTGTATCTCAGATACTGACACTGGTTGTGACATTCCGAATAATGTTGCTATCATCGAAACCGCAGATGCAGCCATTTCAGTGGCTTTAGCATACGGTCCCAATACTGGAACATCTTTCAGTTTGCCTGCTATTCGAGCCACATTAGATGCTGGCTTCGAAATAGCGCCCTTCCCATATTCATCTTCATGACCCATTTGAGGTCCAAGACCAATCATCTCACTAGACGTGGGGATAGACAACGTCACTTCTTCAGCCCATGCAAATACACTTACGGTAACTCTGTCAGAAGCTCCGTTAGCATGTTTCAATGGTGCTAAAGTGTGAACAATAATCTCACCCATTTGTCGCCATTCATTAGATGGTATGGCTAAGTAATCATAAGGCCAAAAGAAGGGAAGGCACATGGATCCACCCTGGGATGTTGTTGGATCCAAATAGATATGCGGTCGCTGCGAAGCGCCCACAATATCCTGAGAGAAAAAAGCTCTGTCAACAGTCATTTGATCACGTGATGGTAGTGGAATATAGGAAGCAATTGCTCGCCCATAGTGAAATCCATTTCCATTAATGATAATTTTGACACATAGCTTACACCGTAAGTTCATGAAGTTAGTAATCCTGTTGGCTACTCTTGCATTTTCAAAATACAAGGACCAAGGATCAAATTTTTCAAATAGAACTGTTCCAGTGCCCCACTCAAATTCTCTAATTTTGAGCGGTCGCGAAAAGAATCCTTGCAATGAATCATCCCCACTCTCCGTTGTTCTAAACGTCGCGTCAGGTTGACTAATAACATTGTAATCCCAAGTAGGATTCTGGTCACTAAAGGTTGTAATCTCCGATTTAGTCGTGGAGTTCCCGACATTCATATTTACATTAAATTTACTAAGTCTCTTTATTTACACGATCGCGAAGTTGACTCAAACCTCACGTCAGTTATGTACATTGTGTGCTAGCGAAACACTCCCCTAAATAGGGGTAATCCATAGATTACTAATCATGCAAAGCCTAAGCAGTATGTAAAGTACATATCACACAATACTTGGTATCCATATACATGATGTACGTTTGCTCTTCCGTAGACACCAGCGCTACCTGGTGGGTGAATTTATTTATTGACGATATCACCTAACGTCTATGAGCCCACTAATAGTGAGCTTCCCAATCAGACACACGTTCTCCGTACGTGATATCTAGATCGGTGCAGATGTGAGAAATTCCACACTTAATGGCAACTTGTTTCATTAGAACTCGTTGCATTTCGTATTTATCCTCACCATGATTGAACCACTCTCTCAAAGCACCATCAATATTTGTTGCACACGCTTGCTGTTCGGTCAGAACTTCATTCTTTCCGCGCATAAAGCAATGTAACGATTTGTAGATGGATTTGTCGAGAAGGGCTCCAATGTGCACACCCAACTTAGGATGATACACACTCGTACGTTTTAGGAACTCAAACTCCTCCGGAGGGAGAAAATCGAGAAGTTCAGATTCCTTATCGGGCATAGTGTAAACCTGCCCATAGCGTCCCAAAAATTCGGAACATCCTTTGATGGTGAAATCAACTCCTTCCTTCGCGGAGCCAATGTTATCATCACCATAGGTCATGACAGCAACACATTCTCTAAACTTCAGAGAGTGTGAATTGTTAGTGTAGAAATAGCATCGTAAATTCAACGATCCACAAATGCCATTCAAAACAGCTGTCAAGGAATTTCCACTAATATGGGTTCCCTCTGTCAGACCAATAAGATCACCATTAAACGCAATGTAAGCGAAAACCAAATCGCCAGTCATTGCTTCCATTACACGAATATCCCCATCCGTGTAGTCGCACTCTTTAGCAAAATCAATAAGCATACGTAGTGCTGCGAAAATCAATTGAGATGGCAATTTTTGGTCATATTTGCCATAGTCGCCACCGATAAGGCGATCCATGCCAAATTTCGTCACATGTTGGTGGAACTGTTCCCATTCAGGACCGTGGGAATTGATACCAACGGCGCATTCAGAAACAACAGGGTTCATCTGTAACACTCGCAAGATAGGCAAATAATATTTCCTCACGAGATAAGTCAAGGATAGAGCATTACCGAAAAATATACGGCATTTCTCTTTGGAAAGAATCTCATCCTTCTTACATGCTTTCGCAATAGGATATCCACGTTCTCCACGTTTATAACAATCTTCAATACGTTTAATTTCATTCATTATTACTTCATCCAATACACGATTATTAGGTTTATCTTTTTCGGGTAACAAATCAGTAACATAATCACGTTTTGG